TAGCTTTATCTAAATCATTATCTAATTTAGCTAATTGTTTTTCTATATCAAAATTATCAAAATCTAATTTATCAGTTTCTTCTACACAAAAACCATTAAAAAAAATATTATTTACGTCTATCCCACCATTCTCTCTCACTTCATCTTCTAATAGAGAAAAATCGAATCCTGGTTTTTTCATTTCTAGTCTATATCTACTAGGATAAAATATCTTACAAAAATCTAAAAAATTATCTACTCTAACGTCCATTTTTTAATTCCTTTATAGCTTCAATTAAAAGAGCTATTATTTTAGGATAATCCACGTTCAAATACGTTTCACCATCTTTTTCAAATTCTCCAACAACTTCAGGCAAAACTTCTTTAATCTCTTGTGCAATTATCCCAGCTTCCCTTTTCCCGTCCATATCGAAAGTATATCCAGAAATTTTATCTATTTTATCTAACGCACCATCTATTTTTTTAATATTACTTTTTAATCTTATATCACTAGCATAGTATGCTTTTACGTTACCACGGCATTCTATTTCTCCAGCTGTTATTTTACCAGAAGTATTTAATGTATAAGAAGAAACAGCACCTCTTATTTCAGCGTTTCCTGTAGTAATTAAACCACCACCTATAACAGCTTGATTAACAACAAGAGAAGCGTCTCGATTTATTTCAGTTAACACAGAAGTTTTATCTACAGTAAATATTTTTTTAGCATAAAACAATTTGTTTGCAGTTATTTGTTCTCTTGCTACTTCAAAGTCGGAAACACTATTTACTTTGTTAACAAACAATTCTTTAAACTCAGGAGAAGTTTTTTCCATAGCTATTTTTGTCCATTTTGGTAAAATAGGAGAGCTTTTATAAAATATTTCTCCATTATTAAAAAGTAGAGAATTATCAACCTGAATTCCATTTAAATCAAAACTATTTATTTTTAAATGAACAGAACTTATTTTATCAAAATCATTCGGCCACAACATTTGGCTGCCAAAATCAAAGTAATTAGTTATACCTCTAGAAAACTCAGAATCTTTGTAAATTTCAATTAAGCTTTCATCAGCAAGACTTTTAAGTAAATAATGAGCTTTAGAAAACTGTATTTTATTTTCTGTAGTAACGCTAGTATCTGTTATTTTATTACTAATAAAATTACCAGCTATATGTTCTTTAATAGCATTACTAGCATCTAATATTGCTTTACTAGAAGCTATTTGATTACTAAGATTAGAATCTATAGCATCACTAATTACTGGTTTATTTAATAATGCATCATAAGTAAAAGGTCTTCCTTCAAGAGCAGTTATTTTTGTATTTACTTCTCCTATTTTAGAATTAATAGTTGTATTTACACTATCTACTCTACCGTTTACATATCTTATAATAGCTCCTTCAGAAGGTATATTATTATTATTTCCAGAAGTAATACTTGTTACTAATGGTTTATTTTGAATTCTATCCCAAGTTAAATTAATACTATTAAGTCTATCATTTACATCATCTATTCTAGTTTTAAGAATTGAACCAGCTTTACTTGTTAAAACTTTGTTTTCGTCATTAAGAAAGTCATTTGTTTTTTCTAAGTTAAATCCACTTTTTTTATCAATGACGTTTTCTTTTCTAGATAACTTTGTTTCTATTTCAGAAGATAATGCATCTAATTTTGTTTTTAAATCACTACTATCTCCAACAGTGATTATTTTTTTTATTTTTAATTCGCTATTTAAAGCTATTTCACCTTCACCTATAGGTTCTGTTCCGACGGCTTTTATTTTATAGAAAGTTAAATTTTCCATAACAAAAATATCGTTTCCAACTTCAAGGTTAAAGTTTTTATTAGTTAAATCAGAAAGTTTATCTATTCTGATAAAACTATTTAATTCTTGGACATTTCTCTGAATCATGCATTACACCATATCCTTTTTTCTTTTGTTAACAAGATTTTGCATTTGTATGTTTTGAATTTGTCTAGCTGCATTTTCAATTAAACCTTGTTCATTTACTTTAGCTACAAAATCAGCTTTTGTTATTAAAAATGGTTCTGTTACTTTAAATATTTTTTCAGCCATGTATACTTTTTCAACAAAAACTGTACCAGCTAAATGTAATTCTATTAAATCTCTTTCTGAAGCCTCTATTCCATCAACATCATCAAACATCCAAATAGTTTTTAAATCTTTCCCATATATTCTTTTATATCCTTGTAATCCAAGTATAGCGTTAGCCATGAATATTAAATCTTTTTCACGACATTTTTGCTTATGACCTTTGTAATCAAAACCATCAGCTAAAACTTCTTCTTTTATTTTATTAATAATAGGAAAGTAATTTCTAATAGCTTCTTGCGTTTGAAGAACTTTTCTTCTTTCTACTTCTTCTTCGTCAATTACCCATTCTTTTCTAGAGGCTATCCATTTATATGGTTTTATAAAATCTGGTTTAGGAACTACAGTAATTTCTTCTTGACCAGCTTCTATATATTCACCATCTTTTAATTGATATTCTCCTAATTTATATTTAATAAATTTAGTTTTTTCTACTATTATATTTCTACGTTCATCATAATACCATTCAAATATAATAGGCATATTACTAATATAAACAACTCCATTAGGATAATCTGTTTCTATATCTTCGTTAGTTAACTCAGTATTATATTTTACGTTTAAATAAAATATTTTATTTTCTTTGAGTTTGTTTTTATCTAATATATAAGTATTCAAAATAATTTTACCAACCTAATGTTTTGTTATTAATTCCATTCTTCTTCTACGTCTTTCATAAATTTTCTTAATTTATCTTCGTTAATTTCTGCTAAAAAATCAACATATAATTTATTGAATTTCTCAAATATATTAACTTTTCTTTTAGCCCAAATATTTAATATATCCAAAATTTCTTTGATTGTAAAAGTATGGACCTCATCGTTTTTCAATCTCCATTCAATTACGTCAGTTAATTGCGCCATTCCTAATGAAACTTGCAATGCTTTTTCTTTAAAGTTTTCTACATCAACTGGCAACATTCTAAACACAAAGTTATTAAATTCAATATCTTTATGCATTGCATTATTTCTTATCGCAAATAAATTTTGTTCTAATGATTTCTTCCAATTAATAAAATCAAATTCCCATTTTACTTTATTCCAATGCCAAAACATTAAGTCTTGTTCAGGTCTTGGTATATATTTTATTTCTTTTCCATCTAAATATTCTCCATCTTGCAGTGTAATTTCTTTGTAGACAAGTTTTTCATATTGAGTTTTTTCTCTAATACAATCTTTTTCTTCGTCATAAAACATACTAAAAGATGGATATTCACTTCCTACCCAATAACAAGTATTAGGTTGATTTATTTCTTTATTTTCATTAACAACATCTAATAATTGCCACTGATTTAATTTCGCTTTTTCTTTATTAAATATATATTTACTCATAATCTAATTCACCTTTTGTGCTGTAGGCTTTTCTGGATAAAATCTATCGAAATATAACCTATCATCTTTTATATTTAATCTTTGATTTGACATACCATTTTTTAATCTACTAAAACTTCCATGATTAATATATATACTACTATATAATCTATCAATACTATCATTACCTTTATAGGCATAAAAAAATACCAGTCTACCATTTCCACGAAATGAAAATTGATTTGTATATAGTAATACAGAGCTATTTATGTTTAAGTCAGTATCGACAATAGTGTCTTTATAGTAATTTTCTTTTAAATTAATGGAGAAAAGATTTGTAGTGTATGATTTGTAATACGACCCATTTATCCATTTACCATTTCTCCATAACATTATAGGAATGTCAATAATTTGGTTGGAATTTTTATGTTGGCATACAACCTTAACTAATGACAGATTTTTATAAAAGGTATTATCATTTGTTTGATAACAACTAAATATATCCAATCCATAATTCCATTCCATTATTTTAGGGTTGTGATTATTACGAATATAATTAAAATCATTTACCCACATTTTTTTGTCATATTTTGTAAAGATATGTTATTTGCAAAATCACCATTTTCAAACTCAAAAGCTATAGTATATGTTAGTGGGTAATAATTTATTATATTACTGTATAAATTATTGTTTTCTTTATAAATATTGAGTTTATAAAAAGACACTGGATTATTTTTCATATAATTTGGTGAATAACCATCTCGTATCCCTTTTATTGTATGAAAATAAACAGGGTCAGACATTTTAACTGTATTAATATTAGTATCTTTCATCAATCCCCTTAGTTCACTAAATTTAATTGCCATTTTTAATCACCTTAATTTCTTCTTTTAATTCTTTAATGGCTTCAATTAATAATCCAATCATATTTCCATATGCAATAGTCTTATATCCGTCTTCTCTATTTTGTACAACTTCTGGTAATACTTTTTCAACTTCTTGTGCTATAACCCCAGTTCTTCTCTTATCATTCATATCGTAAGTATATCCACTTAATTGGCAAACTTTATCTAAAGCATTTTCTATTTTCTCTATATTAGTTTTTAATCTAATATCACTAAATGCTGTTATATCTCCACTAGATATTATTTCATCTTGAGTAATTATTTTACTTTTAGCGTTTATATTATTTACATAAACAGAATATAAATCAGTTTTGTTTTCTCCAAAATGAATTGTTTTATTAGTTTTATCTACGACAATTGGGTTTAATAATTTCCAATTTCCCCAAGTATTATTAAAAATTCTTTGATATATTTCCCCATCAATAGTTACATATTCTTGTAGCGTATACGAATCATTGAGTGCAAATATTTTTATTATTCCATTTTTTGAAATTGGTAAATTTTGTATTTCACTATTGTTTTTAACAATAAAATAGCCTTGTTTGTTTTGGTCTTTATAATCATCTAGATTTTTGCTTTGAAAACTTTTATTTTGAAAAATAGAATCGTTCTCAATTAAGATTTGTTGTAAACTAGTTGGTATATTTAACTTATCTTTAAAAGAAATAAATTCAGGACTAGTATTTGTAATGTCGTTATTTATTTTATTTAGTAATTCATTTCCTCTTGGTAAATCTAATATAGGTAAGTTTATTTCTTTTTCTACACCATTAGAATTAAAAGTTAATTTTTTATTTATAAGTTCTAAATTTTTGACTATTGTAGCGTCTTTTGATTCAAATAAAGTTTGTCCTTTACTTTGAACTATAGATTCGATAGCTTGATTTGTCGGATTAATATAAGGAGTTAAATCAATTGTTTTATTTACATTGTTTTCTTTATATTTTATTATATTGTTTTCTATTTTTAATTCATTAGCAGTTTTAGTTAAAGACAGTTCATTATTTCTAATTTTTCCAGAGTTTAAATCAATATCTCTTTTTAAAGTTTCTGCTGTTATATCACTAGTTACATTTCCTTTAGATAACTTATCATTAATTTCTTGAGAAATTCTATTACTAAAAATAGTATTTAAAGTATTTGTTATATTTAAATCTAATTCTTTTCTTTGGTCATTTGTTAAAGTTATTATTAAATTTTCGTTTTCTTTTGTTATATTTTTTATTCCAACGCCAACTGGTCCTTGAACACCTTGGTCACCTTTAGGTCCAACTAAAGTTTGTAGTGGAACCCAATTTCCATTAGTGTCTTTTACGTTTAATATATAATTCTTAGCCATTATTGAGTTAACCTCCTAATTAAATCTGATAAATTATCTGGATAATCATCATCAGTATAATATATGATGTTAGAACATCTTAAATCTACATACCCATTATCTGCATATTCTGTACCTATTATATTAAATCTTATTTGATTACCATCAGAGTTAGGTGCAACAAATATACTTCCTAATAATATCCCAGAATCGTGAAATAAAGGAGTATATATAGGATAAGCACTTCTAAGTCCATAAGGAATAGCAAATTGTCCAAAGTCAATCTTATTTGTTAATCTTAATTGTAAAGAGGAATTTCCATTATATGTACTTTTTCTAACATTACCAACATTAACTTCTGCTCTTGGTCTTAGTCTAAATAAATCCCATTGAAGTCCCCCAAAGTTTAATATAACCCAATTATCCATTCTTCTAATTCTTATTTTACCGTCTAATACTTTTGAAGTAAATTCTATTGTTCCAGTATCTCCTTTTAGAACTTTCCAATCGCGATTTGTACTTCCTATTTTTAACCACATAAAAGCTCCATTAGCTCTTGTTCTATCTATATAAATAGTATTAATATCAGCTTGAACTACTCCTTTAGGATTTCCAGAACCATGTAATATTTTATTATTTTCTCTAATTACATCAGTTATTTTATTTTGTATATATGCTTCTATGCCTATATCTATTTCATTTGGTTTAATCCAAACATCATAGTTTGTTTTATCTGGTTCTGTTTCTGATACTATTACTCCGTTATGTCCTTTTTCACCTCTAGGTCCAGGAGCTCCGTCTAATCCTTTAGGTCCTTGTGGCCCAGGAGGTCCATCGTGAATTACTTGTAATTTTTCAGATTCTAAAACAGGTAATTGTTCTATTACATATACTTCCATTTTATAATCTATATTTATTATAAAATTAATTTCTTTAGTATCGAAATTATAAGAATAATGTACGTTTTTAACTAAAGCTCTACCATCAAGATAAACAATCATTTCACCTCTAGACATCCAAGTATCTGGAAGTTTAACTTTAGTAGTACCAGCTTGAACTACTGCATAATGTGTTTGAGGAGCTATTGTTCTAATATAGTTATTTACTTCTGTACTAGCTTGTGTAAGTATTCCAGCAACTATTTCATTTTTCTTGTTTTCTACACTTTGTACAGAATCATTTCTTTTAGCTTCTATAGTATTAAGTACACTATTTTTTGTACTATTAATACTATCAATAGCATCTTTTCTAACACTATTATTTCCTTTATATGTTGCTTCATCTGTTAAACCTATATTAGCTTTAACATCTTCTCTTAATGCTTCTATTTCACCTTTCTTAGTGACAGTTAAAGCTTCTATTTCATTCTTTTTATCTTGAGTAAGATTAGTTATTTCACCCAACTTAGAAGTATTATGAGCATTAATATCGTCTTTTATTTGTTTCCATAAACCATCATTTTCTGTATTACCTATATATGCAAGTATTGCTTGTTTCTTTTGTTCTAATCCATCTATATGATTAGTAAAACTATTTAGCATATCTGTTATATGACTAGAAAATTGATTTTGTAAATTAGCTTTTTTATCAGAAAAATCAGCATTAAATTCAGCATATATTTTATCTTTGATTTTTCTCATAGCTTTTTTGTATTCTGTAAATACTATTTCACAATATTGTTTATATTCATTTATTTTGTTTGCTTTAAAAGTTTCAAATTCTATTTCATATCCAGTAATTAAGTTTGTTATTTCTGTAAAAACATGACTTATTTTATTATTAAGTTTAACAACTTCGTCTTCTCTTTTTTGTTGAATTTCAGCAACTATATTATCTTTTCTCTTTTTGATTTCATCAAACAAAGATTTCTTATCAAACTCAAGAGAATTCAATAATAGATTTTTCTTTTCTTCTAGTTTAGTTTCCATTGTTTTTTCATATTCACTGATACCAACTTTTGTTTTTTCTATAAAAGCTTTAAATTCGTTTATAATTTCATTACTTGTATCAGTTAATTGTTCTTTACTAGTTTCTAAGAAAAGTCTAAAATCTTTAATGGCATTACCTTTTTCTTCATTAATTTGATTAACTACTTTTTCAGACTCTTTTCTTAAATCAAGAAGAGTTTTGTTTTTAGTTTCTATAAATTCATTTTCAAGATTTTGTTTAAACTTATTTAAATTATACAAACTAGTTTTTTCAGCACTGTTAATACTATTAATAGCAAACTCTAATAAATTATTTAATTCATCAGTAATAGAAGATTCTATTTTATTTATTTGGTCTAAACTAGCTTGTAGTTTTAATTCTAAAGAACCTTTATTATCATCTAAATAATTTTGTAATCCGTCTTTAATAGTAGTTACTTTTTCAGTTAAAGAATCTAAAGTTTCTTGTTTATATGTATTTACATTACCTATATATTCTTGTAATTTTTCATCAAGAATTTCTTTAATTAATTTAGATGATTTTTCTTTAGTTTCGCTTTTTAGCTTAGATTGAATTACTGTTTCCAAACTATTTATTTTATTATTAGTTTCAGATATACATTTCTCTGAAAATATTTCATATTGAGATACAAAGAAATTTTTTATATCTTCTATTATTTGTTTTTTAATTTCTTCCATTATATATCCTTTCTAATATTTATAAGTTATAAATACTTCATCTTTATTTTTTAATCTATTGTCTTTAATAAATAATTGCTTATTTTTTAATTCATAAATACTATCAGGAGTAATTACAAATTGTTCTTTTCTACTTATTATAAGAATGTCGTTTATGCTAACAGGATTACTAGTTAATTCTAAAGTAAATTCATCTACACTAATAGCTTCTACAGTACCTAGTTCATTAAGTTTTACTTTAGTTAAGTTATTATTAATTATCTCATAATAAATAGCTTCAAGAATATTTATTAAAGTTTCATTATCTAAATTTTGTTTTTTTAATTCGTCAAAATTTATTTTCATTATTTATCACTTCCAAATATATTAATCTTGTCAGAATAATTAACATCTTTTCCAAAAACTTCAACTAAGAAATATTCTCCTTGTTTGTTTTCATATTCTTTGTTTTTACTTATTTTGTTTTTTATATTTAATATTTTATTCCATTGTAATATATCTTTATTTACTATTTTTAAGAATTCTTGATATTCTTCTTTATTTAGTAAATACAACTCAGTAGAACTATTACTAAAATAAAATATTTTTTTAATTTTTTCCTTTGTTGAAAATCTGTATATTAAAACACCAGTTTTTCTTGTTTGATTTTTTTTATAATCATATATTTTGCAATCCTTTAAATAACTACTTATTTTATTAAAACCAGTTATGAAAATTCCTTTAAAAGATTCTTTTAAAGTATTTATATATAACTTTTGTTTATTATCAACATTAGAAACTATATTTACTAATGAATCATTTTCTCTTATTCCAAATATACTTATAGGAAAATCATTAAAAAATTCTAGAAATATATTTTGTATATTATGAGAACCATCATTAAAATAAACAAATAAACTTCCGTTTTCCTCTCTTATATTAAAAGGTATTTCAGTTAAAGAACTTTCGTTTTTAATTACACTATTATCTAAAACAGTTAAGTTTTGATTATACACTATTTGATGAGTAATTATATTGTTATAAAACTCTTTTAAACTATTCATTAAGAAGAATTGGTTTCCAAGAGAACTTACTTTATTTAATTCTAGATATTCTTTTTCCAACATATCTATTTCTTCTTCTAGATTTTCATTATATCTATTGTAACTATCTAGAATATAATTATATTTAAACAAAGTTTTTTTAAGTTCTTCTCTTATTTCTTCAAATATTTGTTTATCTACTTTAAGAGAGTTTTTAAAATAATCTTCTTTTAAATAGTCTTTTAAACCAAACAATTCTTCATTCTTAATACCTTCATTTTCATAAATTTTTATTCCATCGAATTGCTTTATAAAATCTTCATATGTACTTATTTAAATCACCCCTTTATAGAAAAATCAAATAACATAGGAGTATAATAATCTTCGCTTATACTTTCTTGTTTTTCGTTATATTGATAAGTTAAATAAAAATTATATTTATTTAAAAAACTACTAGTGTGTATTGTTTTATTTTCTTTATCAAAGTAAAAATCAAAAGCTTTGGCATTTGTTTTTAATATACTTTCATCATCATAAAGTTTTAAACTTTCTAATTCATCTTTTGATATTTCAGTTATAGTTTTTATATAATTTTTATTTAGTGTTAAAAATGCGCCGGCGGAGAAAAAATCATTTTCATTTAAACTAAGCTCAGTAAATTTTTCTTTTAATTTAGCAGAAGAACTTATTGGAAATGTTATTTTAATAGATTCTATTGAAATATCATCAGTAGGAATATTATAAACTCCAGGACTTATTTCTAATGATTTAAAATCTATAGTAGCAGTTTTAATTTCTATTTTATCTTGTTGCTTTATTTTTTCTTCAGGCACAGTTATTTTTAAAACGAAATTATCTTTGTTTTCAAGATTTATTATACCTTCGTTATTGTTGAAACTTATATCTTTAAATTTTTCATTATCTTCACTAAAACTAAAATTAAATTTTCTAAATAACTCATTTGATTTTTTGTATATATTAAATGAAGATAAATTATGAGTATTTTCTACAAATAATTTTAATTCATTATCATTCTTATATTGTATTGATTTAAACTTAGTATAAGAGTTATTAAAATTAACGTTTTCATCAAAATAAAATATAACTTCTTTAATTATTTTAGGCTCAAATATAAAACTAGAAATAAAGTTATTTGTATTATTATGATTAAAATATCTAAAATAACTTTCACTAAAATTATCTATATGATTATCATATTTTAATATTATTCTAGATGGAATTAAAGGTAAATTTGTTTCAAGAGAATAAAACGAATATTCCATAGCATTAATTATTTGTTTATTATTAAATTTATAACTAATGTTTCTTTTATCTACAGAATAAACTTTATCAGAATAATTAACAGTGATTATTGTTTTAGGATTCATATTTAAACAACCTATTTCTGTATTAACTTCAAAGTTTTTACTTTCATATATCTCTTGTTCATCTAAGAAATCATATAGTTTTATAAATTTAAAGAACTTATTATCAAAAAGTTTTTTTAATCTTTTTTCTTCATTATCTATTGTTTCAAATCTTTCTTTAAATCTATTATAATTTCTAGTTTTTTTATTTTCTTTCTCTAATAATAAATTATTGAATTTTGTTTTAGCTAAAGTAATTTCTTCTTGTTTAGAATTTATTGATTTTATTAAATTTAAAATATCATTCTTATACATTAAGAAATCACCAGCCTTTTATTAAAGTTTACGTTTATATTTTTTTTATCGTTTAATGGAATCAACTCTATTGATTTTACTTTTTTATTTATATTAAACTCATAGTTTCTATAAGATGGTATATATTTTACAAGTAACTCTTTATAAATAATATCATTATTAAAATAAAGTTTATTGTTTTCAAAGCTATAATCAATTTCTTCTTTAAGATAAACTTCATTACCTAGTTTAAATAACTGGTTATTATAGCTGCACGTATAGAAATATATATTATTTTTATTATTTATTTCATAACTGGAACTATTATTTTTAGATATATCAAAATATTCACTAAATAATCCATCGTAATTAAAAGGAATGATATTAAGTTTTAAACTTTCTCCATCATAACAGTTTATCTTAATAACAAAATCAATAGGCACATCATAATTAAAATTATCTATTTCTAATTTTATATTATTTATTTGTTTTATGTTATCAAAGATTATTTTATTATCTTTGAATTCTATTTTATTGTTAAATAAACCTTCGTTATAGTCTAAAATTAATTTATCTATTTTTTGATTCTTAGCTTTTATAACATTAACATATAAGTTATTATTATAATCTTCATTTTTTAAATTAACAAAATCTTTAATTTCGTTATTTAAATTTGTTTTAGCTACACCTATTAAATCTATTAAATTTTCAAGAGTAAAGTTTTCTATAGAAAGAGTTTTGCTAAGTAATTGTCTTTCTATATTATTCTTTTCTTCTTGAGTTTTTAGTTGCATATATTTTTTAATATTACTCATTAAAACACCTTTCAAAAAAAGGCGTTGTATTTCAAACGCCTTAATAAATATTATCAACTTTGAAATTTATTATTTTAAATTTATATTCATCATCAAGATTAAGTTTAGTAGAAACTGTTAAAATCTTCCAGTTTTCTTCGTTTTTATACTTATACATTACAACTTGATTATTAGATAAATTATTTAAATCTATAACTTCTAAAGTATTATCTGTACTATTTATATTACAAACTATCTTTTCGTTAGCTATGTTTATAATATAATTTTCTCCAGTAGAAACATTAACTTTATAATCTCCTATTTTAATTAATTCTATAAGTTCTTCTCTACCTATTTTTTTAGCTTTTACTTCTATATTAAATTCTCTAGTATTTTGAGAAATTAATTCATAACCTTCATTTACTTTATATCCATTTACATATATATAATAATCAACATCTTTATGTTTGTTTTCTATATATAAGTTTTTAGGGTAAGAAACTAAACTTCCATTTTGTAAGTTTCTAAAAACAGGTTTTTCTATTTCAGAAGCAAATAGTTTTACGCTTTTATGAACCATTTCACTTTTTATATAATCGCTATTATTAATAGGATTAGAATCTGTTAACATAACAAATATATCATAAGTGTCATCTGGTATAGGAGCTGTTTTATCTAAATCTATATATTCTACAGTACCAGTTACAGGTTTTACATTCCAATTTATTTTATCAAAACTATAATAAATAAAATTACTGTTTATAGCATCCGGTATAGTTATTTTAAAAGTTACTTTATTATTATTTATAAGAACATCATTATCTGTAGTAACAATAGGAGCTTTTATTTTCTTAATGTTATTAAATACTTCTATTTTATAAGAATCTTGCGTTATTCCTATATTGTTTATATATCTTAGATAAATAAAAGTTCTTCCGTTTTCATCTTTAATTAATTTATCTTCATCTGCTATAAAATAATTAAAGATAGTATCAATCCAATTTTTATTGTCATAACTTACTTGATAAGACTTAGCATCAGATAAATAATTCCAAGAAATTTTGTTACTTTGAAGAGTTAATTTATTATTAGCTATTTCATTAGATAAATCTATAGTTTTATTAGAATCTATTTGGAAAATAAAATAATTTTCTTCTATAGTGTTATAAATAGTATGTCCTTTAACAGTTACTCTAAACACTCCACTTCTAATTACAGACGTATCATTGAATTCTATGTTAATATATTTCTTTTTGTCATTATTAACAAAAGCATTATTTCCTGGACCAACACCAGTAAAATTATTAGTATTAGCTATAGGCATATAGCTTTCTATTGCTTCATATTCTCCAAGATTATTTTTTTGAACTTTATCTAACTTAACTTCAAAAGTTTCAACTTCATTACTTGTACTATTCCAAGTTATAGTAGCTAATCCTTCTTCTAACTTATAATAAACTTTATTATTATAATCAAACAAAGGAATAAGTTTACTACTATTATCTACTAAGAATTTATAAAATTGAACTTCACTTATATTAGAACTTTCTTCTTCTATCCAATAAGCTAAATATTTATATCCATTAGTTTCATATGTATAAACATCTGTTTTGAAACCATATAATACTTGAGAATTATAAGTTATAGAATTTGTTACATAAGTTTTATAATCCGTATTATCAGATAATCTGTTTTTAACTTCAGATGGTTCATCTATAAATTTATAATATACTTTCTTAATATTATTACTACAAGAAGCATATAGTTCTATATTGTTTTTAAAGAACTTATTATTATTTAAGAAAATAATTTCATAATCTAATTTTGTATCTACATAAAATGTTTTTTCTACTGGATAGCTTTCTCTTCCAAGAACATCTATTGCAACAAAACTAACTAAGTATCTTCCATCTATATCATGCTTTGTTTTATTATCATTAGTAATATTATCTATTACTTTTAAATTACCTCTGTTATCTAATACTTTATTAATTTTAGTTTGTAAGTTAGTAGGAGTACTTAAGAAACTTATTCTAAAATCATTTATTTTAAAATAATCTATGTTTTTATTTATATCTACTATATCACTATAATTAAATGTATCTATATTAAAACTAACATCGTTTGAGTTTATAGAGAAATATTCAGAAGCATTATTAGTTGTTGGAGTAACACTAACTATTTTAGGCTCTCTTTTAACTAATATTATTTTATAAGTATAATATCCACCAGATTCATTTATATTACCAAAAGCATCTCTTGTTATAAATCTTAATTCCCAAACTCCTTCTTCTTGGTTTGTTACATTACACTTAGTAGCTATCTTATCAAAAGTATAAGTACCAACTTGTGTAGGTATAGGTAATAAACATTTATAAGTTTTATTCTTACTAGGAGGTATAAGTTCTAATTTATATAACTTACCTTTAATATCTGCTTCCATTTTACCAGTAGGGTTTTCATCTATTATTGACTCGTCATGGACTGTATTAAATATTAAATTATTTAAATCATTAGTGAAAGAATATTCATTTGATTTTCTATTATTAAAAACAGCAACTTTTTTATCTATAGGTTTACTATAAATAGCATTTGAAATGTTTCCTATTTTATTAACTATTACTGGAGTACTTTCAAATAGTAATCTAGAACCATCTTCTTTAAGCACACCGTTTTCATTTCTATAGTTCCATTCATTTACAAATAATTTATAATATCCTAATTTTACTTTATTTCCTTCTTTTAACCATTCTAATTTTATGCTAGTCCATTCTTGGTCGTTAGTATTATTAAGATAATAACTATCAGTTACTTTAGCGAATGATTGTAATTGATATTCTTGTATTCCATCAGGACTATATCCTAAAGCATAAAAATATCCATCACTATCTTCTGATTTTCTAATATCCCATCTAAATGTTTCGTATATATTATTAGTAAGGTCTTTTTCTGGTCTAATAACCATTTCTGGTATTAAACTAAATTCAAATTCTGTATTATCAGAAGCATTACCTGAATAATCATAAGCAACCATTTTACATTTATAATCTCCAACATCAAATGGAGTTATGTTGTTCATTCTAATAGTTCCATATTCCTTAGATGCTTGTATTACATAATCTGGATATGTATTATAATTAGATTCGGCTGTATTTGTTTTAAAGAAAAAATGTACTTCTCTAAAATTCCATCCAGCATATTTTTCACTTCTAGTATTATTAATAATATCTATACTAAAATGTTTTTTATTTATTATTAATTTAGAACCGTCTAATCTATGTTGTTCATTAGGTATTTTATAAATTGGTTTTATAGGTTTTTCATTATAAACGAAGAAGTTAATTATCTTTTCTTCGCTATCTAAGTTATAAGGATTAACTGAAGTTAAACTCATAATATATTCTCCTTCTTCGTTAAATTTATTTCTATTAATTCTATATATATTATCTGTAAATTCATTACCTTGAAGTTCTATTCTATCTTCAAGAATTAAGTTACCGTTTTTTGTAATTTTTATTTTTATAGCTTTATGATTAGAACTTCTTCTTATTTTTAAATTTACAGTTTTAGTACCTTTGTTACTTAAATAAAAATATAAAGATTTATTATTAAAATCTGTATTTAAATAATCAAACAATGGTTCTTCTAAAAAAGTTTTATTTGTTTCTGAATAAAATCTTTCACATTCTAAAGGACCTATATTATTTAAACTATTAAAATAACCTATAGTACCTTTTTCTCCAAACTGTAAATATTGATTTCTTATTATTCTAAAATCTTCATCTAATAATTTATTAGAAACAGTAGGAACTTTAAAACTTACTTTTTTATGTCCACATTCTTTTTTCCAATAATCTATAATTTTTAACTCTACAGTAATTTCGGCTTCATTATCTATAAACCATTTTGGTATTTTAATATTATTTGTTTGTCCTATAAAAACAAAATCAGCACTACTATCATATGTAGTTAATCCATTATTTGGAGTTCCAATTAAAGTAACTATATTGTCTTCAAAATCATAATCATAATTTCTATCTAAATCAGGATATTGTTTTTGAAATTCATTACAGTTTTTTTCTAATATTAATTGTTGTTTACTTAACCAAGGCTTTATATTTTCATCAAGAAAATTATTATAAAACTTAGCTTTTATTTTTATTAAACTATAATAAGAGAAATTAGGAATTGTCCAACTTAAAATACCATATTGTTTCTTTGTATTAATATAATCACTATAATCTATTTCTGGAGTAAATTTATTGCTTTTATATAAACTATGAGGATTATCTATATACTCTTCTTTTATTAAATGAAAGTTATTATTAAAACCTATATAAATACTTACTTTTATTTTACTTAAATTATTATTATATTGTTTAAAATCATTTAATATTAAACTAGAACCAGTTAAATAAATATCTTTATCATTGTTAATAACAACTTTAGTTTGTAAATTTTCTAAAGTATTTATTTTCCAGTTTAAATTATAAGAATCAGTATCAAATATATATTCTTTAGTAAAATCACTTATTTCTATTTGTTTGTTTGTTTTAAGGTTTTTAATTATTAAAAACTCTTTAACAAAATCTTCAGCTCCAATATAATTTTCTGAGATAGTTGCTTTTATTCTTAATTCTATAGGTTTAGAAAAATCAATCTTTGGTATAAATAAATAAGTTCCATAATTGTTTTGCATAGTTATAGTTTTATCTTCATATTTTATATCTAACTTTTTAATAACTCCATATTTATGCTTAGTATTAATAGAACATTTATAATATGTTCCAAAATCTTCTAAATCAACTATGAATTTAATTGGATTACTATCTAAATATAATCCAAAAGTATCTTTAACAATTTTTTCTCCATTATTTTCTATAATTATATAATATAATTCACTAGTTAAATTAGATTTATTTGGTATTCTAAATAATAGTCTTTTGTCTACTTTTTGAACTATATTAACTAAGTGTTTATCTCCGTAGTTTCCTAAAATATAAAACTTATAATTATTTGTATTATTTATTTCTATATTTTGTTCACAATCATAATAATATAATTGCTCTTCTTGTTTTATATTATAGAAAGTATTATAGTCAATATAAAGAGGAAATACTTTATCTTGATACATTAATTCTAACTTATAATAGTCATAATAATTAACTAATTTATCTAGTTCAAATTCAAAATTCAATAAATCTAATTTCTTTTCTATTATATTATATTCTTCGTTGAATATATCATAATTTAGAATTATCTCTTTAGAAAAAGAAGTGTCCCAAGACTTCTTTATTACTAGTTTGTCTGGAACACTAGAACTTGAACAAGAAATAATAGCAAAATATTTATTAGATTTTTCTACTACTTTTACTTGCATATATTATCCTCTCTTTAATTCAATAATTTCATTTTCCAATCTCTCTATTTTAGCATTTAATTCTTTAATTGCTTCTATTTCTATAGCATGTAAACCATTATAGTTTACTTTAAGTCTATTATCTTCTTCTATTATTAATTCAGGCATTACTCTTTGAACTTCTTGTGCTATTACTCCAGCACTGTATAAGCCAGTATCTATTTTCTTAAAAGTGTATCCATTTAAGTTTGTTACTAATAACAATCCATCGTGAACTTTTTTAATATCACTTTTAAGTCTTTTGTCTGATGTAACAACTAAGTCTCCATATAAAGTAATGTTTCTTCCTACAACTACATCTCCAGTAATGTTTGAACCAGTAAATACAGCATATCCAGAAGAACTAATATAACTAGTTCTAGTGAAAGCAGTACCGTTCGCATATCCTATTTCTATTCCTCCAGATGTTGGATTTGAATAACTAGTAGGTGCAAATTTAAATACTTCTATTCCTTGTCCACTAGGTCCATGATTTAAAAATCCTCTATTAAAGAATAAGAATGTTTGGTCGTTACTATCTTTTTTAATTCTTATTGTATTTTCACCAAAATCTATATTTCTTATAGTAACATCACCTTTAACTATACCACCAACATTTTTATCAAGATAACTAGTTGGTGCAGATATAGTATCATTTAAATCTTTAATTCCTTTTATTAAGTTTTGATTTACTTCACCTATATTTTCATTTATTTTAGGTATTACTATGTTATTTATATTATCAATATTTTTTAAAGCTCCATTAATAGTTGTATTTATTAAATCTGTAATTCTAGTGTTTGTATTTTTATTAACTAGGTTTACAAAATAAGGAGTTGCAGCTTTAGTTGGAGTAGAATCAGTTATATCATTTGATAAGAAAACAACTCCTTGCGATTCAGAAGTAGCATAAGGTACATTATCTAAATCAGTAAAAGGATGTCTATGTATTTTATTAGCTTTATCATTGTTAAAGCTATTTAATAAATTGTTAAAATTCAAAGATAAATTCTTTGCACCTTTAATTGATAAAACTTTTTCAGAATCTTCAACATTTGCGTTTGTTACAAAATCTTCACTAGAGTTTACTTTAACACCTTCATTAGTCATAACTAAAGATTTATTAGCTGTTTTAAGAATTGGAGTTCCATTCAAATCATTTACTACATTTGAATATGGTAAATTGTTAGTATAGTTATCAACTTTAGGTAAATATAAAACATTATCTTTTATTCTATCTTTTTTAGAGTTATCTATAAGATTGTTAAAAATCACTATACTTTTAACAATAAAAGAATCAGTATTTTTAGAATTAAGTTCTATAGATGGATTTCCAACACTTGGCAATAAATAAACTATTTTTTTATAACTAGTTGTTTTTGCATTAACATATACTACAGCTAAATCATTTTTAATATCTACAAATATATCTTTTGGTCCAGACTCTGTTATTTCAAAATTAAATGTTTTTCTATTTGTAGTAAAAGTATATGTTTCGTTAACACCTTCTGATTTTATATATATAGTCTTATTAATAAAATCATTTTTAATTTTGTAAATTAATTTATTTCTATTTACTTCTATACCTTTATTTTTTTGAACAGTTAATATTTCTTTATTAACTAAAGTAAATAATTCTGTATCTAACACTCCATCTTGTGGATTAATATAAGAATCTATATCTTCTACTATTAATTTATTATTATCTAATATATTTCTTAAATCACATTTAACAACAGGATATAAAGTATTTTTACATACATAAGTTTTTCCATTTTCATCTGTTATAAAAAGTTCATAGTTAAACTTTTCTATTTGAGTTATTCTATCTGTTATTCCATGTTCTATTTCACTTTTTAAAGTTAAACTTGAATCTATTTGGAAACAATATAATAAACTATTATCAATTATAAATAAATTATTTTTACCAACTATGGATATTTTAGCTTTTTCTGAGAAAAACTTATTAGTTTCTAAATATTCAACAGTTTTATCTTTTCTATTTATTTTAGCTATTCTACCATCAGATAATAATCCAAATACATAATCATCATTACAACAAATATCTTTTATTAAAAGAGTTGTATTAAATATTTCTTCATGAGTTATATTATCAAGAGTTTTAGATTTTTCTATTATACTTCTTTCTAGAGATAAATAAATAGAAACTTCATCTAAACAAGTACCTTTTATATTAGAAGAAACAGAGACATTAAGAGGGATTAATAAATCTTTATAAGAATTATAAACATAAGCTGTAGTTCCTTTAATACATACAGTTTCATTTATAAAATAATTAGTTTTACAGAAATCAAAATCATAAGTTTGTTTTAACTTAGTTCCATCTAAAGTAGTAAGTTTATTATTAACAATTCTTAAAGTTTTAATATCTTTCTTTTTTTCTTCAGCAGAAGTTAGTTGTTTAAAATGTGTAGTTGAATCTTTTGATAGTTCATACATATTATCATTTATAAAAACATAATCACCTAATTGATATGTTTTATTATAATCATATATACCAGCAAATCTTTTATTTATTTTAGCGAATATATTAGTTATAGCTTCTAATTGTTCAATAGAACTATTCCACTTAAAAGCACCAAAATAAGGATTATCTACTATTGCTTTTAATTTTTTTAAATCATTCAAAATTAATTCCTCCTAAAAATCTATCTCTTCAATATATGTTTCTATTTTTTGAGAATCATTAATGTCTAAAAACTCATGTTCTATTCCAAGAGATTTAAAGTTATTAATATAAAATTCATCATAACCAGAAGCACTATAAGACTTAATTATTTTCTTAGAAAAATTAATTTCTTTGTTTAGTTCTTCTATAAATAAACAATTACCTTTTAATTCTTCTAAAAAAATATTACCATTAATATCTTCTATAAGTTGATTATTAACAAAAGAATATCTTTTATTTAAACAAATTTGTTTTAAAAAATCATTTATATTCATATTAGGTGTTTCTTTACTAATATAACATATTTCATCATAATCATCTTTAAAATAAATTATTTTATCATTATAAGATATATTAGTATTAGATTCTTCTGTTAAATAGAAATCTTCTGGATTTTCAACTTCAAGTTTTGCTTTATCTATATAATCATTAAACTCAAATGCTTTATTTAAACTATTTTTATTTAAAGTTATTGTTTTAACATTATTGTTTTTATCATATATATAAAGCTTACAAGTAAAATTAACATCACTTATTTTTTTATTAGTATTTAAACTTAGAAGTTTTATTTCTTTTTTAAATTCGCATATTCCTAATTTATCTATATGATAATATATTTTTATATTTTCAAAAGCTTTTAATGGTTCAAAATAATTCTTTTCATCTTTACCATTTACAGTATAATAGTATTTTTTATTTTGTTTTTTATTAAAGTAAACTATTTTT